AGGCACTGTAACAGATAGTGCAGCAATAATGGACTCGATGTATGCACGAAAAACGTTAACAGACTTATCATAATAAGCCTGTTCGCTATCTTCACTCTGTGAATCATCCCAAATTCGCCAATCATGAGCTACTTCAGAATACCAAGTTTTCTGAAAACCTTCCCAGAAAAGTTTGAGTCTTCTCCAAGTGCGGATTTGTCTCTCACGAACAGACAAATCTTCCTTATCGAAGTGGTCAACTACTTCTTTTAGAAGACTCTGAATTTCATCCGATGCTGAGAAAGGCATGTTAGTAAATCTGTCCCTGGCTTACACCAGGAAGTCTATTATACCTATCCCAAAGTCCTCGACCCTGCTGAATTGGATACTGATTTGGAGTGCTTCCAATTGAATATCCCATTCCTTGAATTGGATTATTAGGTTCCATCATATTTCTTTCCATTCCACCACCCATTATTCCACCACCCATGAGTGTTTTATATCTTGCATTCATATTAGGAATAGGAACCTGAACAGCCCCACCCGCCATCCCACTATTAGTAGGACGAGGTATCTGAGGCATCATTTTAGGTCCAGTAGAAACTGGATTAATTTTCATTCCACCAGAAGGAGTAGAAGTCTTTTCCTTCTTATTAGCTCGCCACTTACCAAAAGTTGAGCTTGCTGCTTTAGCCATAGGACCAAAAGTATTTCCACCATAATTCTGAGCAAGCTGATTAGTCATATCAGCCATATTACCCCAGAAATTTGGTCCTGTCTTGATTCCAAACATCATGCACCTATCTTCCTACGAAGATTTTTAGAAGGAGATGTATGAACTGCCTTGTATTCTTCCTTCCCCGAACGTTTTTCGCTCATCATTATTGCTATAGCTTGCTTACGATTAGTTACTTTAGGTCCAGTTTTTGAGCCGGAATGTAATTTTCCGCTCTTAAACTTAGACATGACCTGATTCCAAGGCATATTATCCTCCTATAATATGAACTCTTGGTTTCTTAATAGGTAAATTAATTTTCATTGGACCCTTTTTCATTATATCAGGCGCAGTAGTTACTCGTAATGGAATATCACCCCAATCATTTCGCATAGCCTCACGGTTCACTGCTTCATTTTCAAGTTCTTGTAATCCACCAGGAGAATACTTTTTTAGAAAAGCACCTTTACCCTGCCCAATATGAGTTAATTCGTGAGTCATTACTTTACGTAAATCAGATTTATTTCTTTCAATTAAATCCTTATTGAATCCAATAGTTCCAAATGGACCTGTTATTGCTTCTGCTTCGGGATATAACAACTTTGAAATTGGACCCATTTCAAATACTCTATTAGTTAAAGCAGTTTCATTAGGCATAGAAAGTTCATGAGTATGAAATTGTGTAGCTAATTCAGGCCATTTCTTTGCTAGAGAATCAGACATAACTTCGCCCATAATTTTCTGAATGAAACTAGGCGAAGGTTGAGTTTTAATTTCCGACTTCCCTTGTTTTTGCGGCATCTTGCAATTCCTTCTCTAATTCTTCAGTGGACTCTGGCTTTGGTAAATTACGAAGTAGTTTAGCACGCTCTCTATCTTCAGCCTCTAATATTTGTTTCTTAACTATCCAGGGAATAGTCTTAGGTCTAGGAATAGAAATAGGAATCTCTTTCCTTTCCTCAACAGGAGGCTTTTCAAGTAATCGGTCTAAAAGCTGCTTTTTCTCAAAATTAGCAATTTCTAACTGCTTTTTAAGAGTTTCACAGGATTCACAAATTTTACCCTCGTGTCTTAATTGAGCCTTCCGCTCATTAAATTCAGCACGAATCTCTAATAATTCTCTTAACCAATTAAACATGATGTCTTCTCCTATGAAATCTAGCTACTGGTCTATTATGTTGGCTAGCTTCAATGGTTCTCATATTTCTATAATAGGCAGTCCAATCATGCTGATTAGCTAACGCGGTGGAAATTTCCTCTTGTCGTTGAATTTTTCTAAATTCCCTCGCCGCTTCCACAAAAAACCTTTCGGCAGAATCGAGTGCATATCTGAGGTCATCGTATGGGTCATCCCCATCAAATTCCGCAACATCCTCAGAAGGCTTGTTATCCCTAGGTTTGGCATAAACACAAGCCTTTATGGTATCTATCATTACCGGACAACAATTAGGATGCCCAGTATGGTCTATAGCCTCACACTTGAAAATCATGAATTTAGGTAAGTTAGTTTCCTCCTCTGGAGGATGGAACAATTCTAAATAACTCTTATATTCCTTCTCTCCCCTATTCCTATACAGCCACATTGCATATTCTTCGGAATATACTGGAACATCAGTAGGTGGAATAAATGGCTTTTGTTGCCATCTTAAATATTCATGAATTAGCATTTTACCTGAAATTCTACTTCCTGGACTATTTACTGATAATTCAATAGGTCTACCTAATGCAGTTTCAATCTGTTGCTGAATAGTATGTTCTTGTCCTCGTTCTTGACCTGCGGACTTACAGAACTTAATTATTCTAGGACTTTCTCTATCAATAAAATCCTTTAGAACAGGCGCCCATATCTCTATCTTGGTCTTTAGCCAGTAAAGCTCACGATACAAATATATGCGCTTGTTTGGTGAAATAGCATAGAACCCAATATAAGTCATTGCAGCGAATCCCCAATCGCCAATGACCATTTTGGGCCACCATTCAGGAATGGTAAATGGAAGAATTACATGTAATGCATTCTCAGGTTCATCAGGATAACGTTTATCTCTAAATTCATCAAATACCTGGCCCTGGTAAGCATCCCAATCTCCAAACTTACGGGCCTTCTTCTCAGCTTCATTTAATCCATCTAATCTTGATGCATATGAAGGGTCAGCATGAGGATTATCTGCTACAGTAGAGTGAATATAAACTCTCTTGACATTACCTCGCCCTACGAGTATCTTTCCTCCATCGGGATAAGGTGTAACAAATCGCTTTTTAACAAAGGTATGGCCAATACCTCCAGGCATTCCTGCTGCTCTAATAATAGCAGGAAGTATACCTGGCTTATTAGTTCTAACACGAGTAAATCCAATCCACATGTAGATATATTCAGTAAATGTAGTTAATTCGTCTGGTGTAAAAAGATTTATTTCCATCGAGTCATATTTATGGACATCATCTTCTTCCTCGCAATGCCCAAGAAATATCATTGCACCCATATTAGTCATTCCAGTTCCACCTAATTGGTCTGGACGTGGAAATGTCCAAGCCATATCAGTTTTGTTAAAAGTCGCACCGAATTTAGGATAGATTTCACGACTACGCGGAACTATCTCATTCTTTAATTCAGGGAAAGTTCGTCGCATGAACACCTGTTTAAATGAAGGGTGCTCATGCCACCTATGAATTAATCCGTACACAAGCAAGACATCGGATTTTCCAGAGGCATTACCACCACCATATAATGCTTCAAATATAGTGGTAGGAAGACTCAAGAATCGTTCTTGCTTTGAATTGGGTTTCCAAAAACCCTTATCAAAAGACATTACTGATTACGCTCAATCCTATTTAACTTAGCTGCTACGGTTCCAAGAGCACCTGAACCAAGAAGAATCATGATAGTATTATAAGTATTATCATCAATGTAACCAAGTCCATGCATCAAAGTAGCTGCTGCACTCAAAATAGCAATTAAGTAAGTCTTATAACCCTTCAACATGTTTCTAATCTCCTCAACTTTAAGTGCCGTATCGAAAACTTCATACCAGAACTTGCTACTCTTGAGTAGTTCTGGATTCTCCCTCGCCCTTTCATATAATTTATATAGCTTCCACTTTCGGTAGAGACTCATTAATCCCATACTAGTTCTTCAAAGTAACTGTAACATTTCCACTAGTGCATTTAATGAATCCACCTGCTACTTCATAAGCACCTTCAACTAAGGTCATTGCAGTACTAGCCGACATAGCAGGGTCATTAGACTGAACGAATGTAGCTCCCGCAGTTTGACAGTATAGTTTACATCTCTTAGCAGGAAGTGCATAGACAACATTCTGCACTACTGAATTTAACGGGCCGATGCTAAGAGAAACCATCAAATGCCTCCGCACTTTTCATTGATTCTATGGTCGATAAGCCTTTCAATATCAGATATCCGAACCGCATTTCGTTCATGATTTTCAAGTAATGTAATTAACCGAGTATTCGATGCTGTATTATCCTGTACTATTTCCATCAATTGCTCCGTTGCATTTCGCCATAGCTCAGTATATTGCTTCATATCCTTTCTATAAAATAGAAATATGAAAGCTGCGAGAACTCCACCTATCCCTAATGTAGCAAGCCACTTAACAAATTCAGCATCAAAATTCATTTTTACTCCTTGAGCTGTAAAACA